TACCCCTTAGTTTCTTTACACCGTCATCCCTATCTAAAGCTAAGAATATAATCTCAGAATTTACTATAGTGCCATCGTCCAGCTCAAACTCTAATGTCTGATGTGGTGGCTCTACACCACCTTGCGTGTAATGACCTAAATCACGGTAAAGCTCAAGCCAATCTTTTATTGTCGTGTTAGCTAAATCAGGAAAGGTGTTTCTTATAGCGATAAACCTAGACGGCCTTATACCTTCTTCGTTTGGCTGCTGGTTACACATGTAGGTAAATATTTTTTGGCAAGACTCCATTGTTTTGCCAGAGCCTAAAGGCCCACGTATCATTTGAACACGGGCCGTAGAATACCTATATTTAGCTAATACTCTGCCTTGCGGCTTGGTCTGTATTTGTATCGTTGGTTGTTCGCTCACTTATCATCTCCCCGTTAATGATGTCTATGTCCAAAGTAGGCTTACCACTTAAATCTATTGTTTTAACTTTGGGCATGGTTGTGTGCTTGACCTCCATAGCTTTTAGTTTTGGCTCAGTGTATTGAGCGATTTTTTCCCAGCTATCTATAGCCTGCTTTAGCGCAATAAATAAAGTTTCTATGCCTGTATCTTCCGGTAAGCTCTCAAGCAAACTTTGCATCTTATGTGCGTTCTTTGCCATCTGCATAATAGGATGAAATTGCTCACCGTATTCATCTTGCAGCCTAGCGAGTAAGAACTTTTTGTTTTTGTTAGGTCTACCCTGCCTACTATTTGGTGCTGAATTAGCCATCTCTACGCCCCGTAATGCTCTTTATCCAGCAAAAGTATTTGATATTCTGTTGCGCAATATGCGTTGGGATTATCAGCTACAGCAGTCATTTTAACATCTGTTTTTTCATCCAAGTACAGGGCAAACTTTTTGCTTTGCATATATGACTGCTGGAATATTTTAACAGCAGACTTCGCATGAAATACGCCGCCAAAATCCCTCGCTCTCAATGTAGTCAAGACCGACCTAGCCTTTCCGACAGATACTTCTATTGAAAATATTAGCCCTACGTAACCTAACGGAACAGTATAGATTGATGACAATGATGTGTTGTGACCGTTTACTATTATAGCTTGCAAATTAGAACCAGCGGATGCAGACACGTTCCCCTCCGCCCCACCATACGAGCCAGCAGTAGAGACCTCAAAAAGGTTTACCCGTAAAAAAGATTGTGTTGTTGCAACGTCACCTGTTCCAGTCAGGGTTACTGTTTCTTCTATTTCTGTATAAGAATTATCAAGACCTATCAGCTTGACTGTTCTCGCCCCTGTCCCTGAAGATGTGTCACTTGCAGATGTGGATGAGATTGTTAAGATTGAGGCTGTATCTAGGAATAAAAAAGTCCCACCTCCGCCCCATACATCTTCTGCGGAAGTCCCGACACTCTCATTGACACCAAAGACATCTACTGGCTTTGCGTGTTCAGAAAGCCCTGCTGAAACAAAAATATCAAAGTCATTTGATAATGTTGCTGGCAACTCAGTTACCACTGCTTTAGCCCCACTGAAAGCAGTATAGACCCAGACATCATGATCTATATCTACTAGCTCTAATTTCTCTCCATCAATTATTCGATGATAAGCCTTATTGCTTGGAGCTGGCTGATTATGAGTAACAGCTACTCTTATCTCACCCTCTCTAGCTTCAACAACAAGCCTATTCAGTCCTTGATTAACCTTAACGTACTGGTTAATTGATAACGCTATTGTGCTAGTGCTCATGATGTTCCATCTTTGGTATTATTGGTTTTATTATAACACCCATGAGCGAAAAGAACGAACCACCACTCATGAGATCCATAATCTCAGAAGGCGACATTTTGTATGGGCCAGTAACTAACAAGTTAAGCTCCTCGCATAGACTTCTTATCTCATAAGGATGAGCAACAATAGCTACATCACCAAGCTCTTGCTCAGTCACCTTGCCTTCCCTCCTCAAGTCATCAACAACAGATATTACACCCTCTACATCTAAACCCTCAATCTGAATCTCTACGGTCATATACCACCTCTATAAATTCCTTGCGTTTTTTTTCAACCTCAACAAACTTGTATTGCTTATGCGTGTTGAGAAACATTTTCATTTTTAATTTATAATCAGTTGTTCGCCATCCTTTTGCGTCCTCTACAACTTGCTCACCATCTTCAGTGTAAATAAAGTCAGCAATATAGTGAATGGCTCGTATAGCTTTTTTCCCTGCTCTAAACTTTTCCTGTAAAGTAAATTTTGGCTGACGACTTAACGCCGATATATCACCGTTAAACTCCCGTGCAAGTAAGACAAGATACCTGTCAGACTCCAGCTTTGAATCGAATTTCTCCTCTTGACCATCAATAACCAATGTATGTTTTTTTGCCCCGTACTTGCTTCTTTTAAACATTTCTCACCCCTTCAACATGTCAGGCGTAATCGATACCCTGCTAACTTCCCCGTAGCTCTCATGATACGTTATAACTTTTGCCCCTCTACCGCTAACCCAGCCGCCTCTACTGGCGTAAGCATCGTTTGCTGCCAGTGTTCTATGCTGCTCCACCGTCATAAGGTTTGTCTCTAATAACTTGTCATGGTGCATGTGACCCATGTGCGCATAAGAAAACTCTGTTTCACCAAAGACTGATCTAAATTTTGCAACAAAGACATCATCAACACTCTCTGGTTTCTTTTTGTGACCATGATGCCAAAATAATGACACCTTACCGAACACGTAGCAATAATAAGTGTCTGCTGTATTATCAACTGTTATTCTTGGCTCATTGTCATAGAAGGCGTGTAAGAACTCCCTTAACCATACTCCGCTTGCTGGATCGTGATTAGCATCAGCCATGATTATATGCAGCTCTTGATGCTTACTTAGCAGCATACTAACTACTTGCCTAATCACCCTAATAACTACTCTGACTAATTTTTGGAATCTGGTGTCAGCGTCAAGTACATGTTTACTAGCAGGCGTTACCGCATCAAAGCCATCCCAATGCAAGAAATCACCTATGTTTGCAAAGACAGCTTTATTAGTCTCAGGTGACAGTTTTATTGCGCTAGAGAACCAGTTGACAAGTGTTTTCTCGGCTATATCTGTGTCCCAATCCTCACCAGCTTCCTCTCCCCATGCTAACATTCCGAAATGATAGTCCGTTATTGTATAAACGTTAATAAGGCTTTGCTGTGATCTTTCAGGTGCTTTTGTTTTTGCTGCTCTTGGTATTTCTTCTGCCAGTGCTTGTATGGCTTGTTCCATCAATTCTTGCTGCTTTTTGTGGTCTATGCTTGTTTTTGACCATTGCAGAACTTGCTTCCCTTCTTTATCGTAAAGTGTTGACGTTCCTTTAAGATGGAAACCTTCTGGAACGGTCTTAACCATGTCATGCTCAGGTGACCATCCACGCCTAGACGCTTTATGCCTCAACCTGTCAATAGTGTTAGTTAATGTTCCATTTGCCAAGCCCAGCTTCGCCGCAGCTTCTCTTATGCTACTTGTCTCGCATAAAACCTTCACAACCTCACTTTGACGCTTCGTTGTACAAAACTGGATAAGCTCTTGGTAATTGTTTTTATTAGACACTTGTTTCCCCTTTTATAGTAACTTTTTGTATTCTAACACTTTATTTGATTTTAAGGTTTGCAATACTATTGTTGAGCCTGTTCCCGTCTATATTCTTAATCTTTCCTTCGTATCTACCATTGAGAAAAATCCAAGCAATTTTATTTGCTGTGTATTTTTTGCCGAATACCGTTATCTGCCTATACCCTTGACCATCAATGTAACCAGCAATACTCCCGCCTTTTGCCCGTGAATTAAAGTCCGCTTTCCATCTTATTTCTCCGGTTAAGCGGTTATAGATAAATAGCTGCTGAACCTTCTCTTTACTTATCATTCATGTTTACCGTCAAAGATTGGTCTTTGATTTTCATCTAGCTTCCACTCGTACCACTTACCGCACCCGTGACATAGCTTCTTGTTAAGACTTGTGAATAGTAAGAACGGCGCTTGACAGCATGGACTTATAGTTTTCATGTTTTTATCAACCCTTGTTCGAGCATAAGTAACTGCGTCCTGATAACGCCCTCATGATGAGCAAGCTGCAAACTTT